AGCTGGGTTTGCAGCAGATATTGCTTTTTATACTAGAGGTGCAGCAGATGGCTCAACATTAGGTACATCAGATGAAAGAGTTAGAATTCATTCTGAGGGAGTTATGGCTGCTTCAGCAGGTATTGCTCTTGGCGTAGGCACAGCTAATACAGCATCTAACGTACTCGATGATTATGAAGAAGGCACATGGACACCGACCTTTAATGGTACTGCTGGTGGTGCTAGTGGAGTCAGTTATGGTGCAAGACTTGGTTGGTATGAAAAAATAGGAAACAATGTCACAGTTCATTGTTGGCTACAATCGGATTCTATGTCATCTACACCAACAGGCGGTTTAACGGTAAGTGGACTTCCATTTACCTCTGTAAATACGACTAATTTTTATCATTCTTGTTATGTTGGTTTTTCAAATAATTTTGCTTCAACGGAATCACCTCAAACTGGTTATATAAATCCTAACACAACTTTAGTTAATATGATTACAAGACAAAGCAGTGATGGTAGAGATGATATGTCTGAAACAGTTACAGCCCAAGTTGCTATGAGTGGAGATGAACAGTTAATGTTTACTGCAAGTTATAGAACAGCATAATTTACAAGGAGAAAAAAATGACAATAACAAAAGAAACTAAAATAACAAAGATAGAAGTAGTTGGAGAGTATAAAGCAGTTCAAGTTGCTACAGATACTATCATCAAAGAAGATGGTGAAGAAATATCTCGTAAGAGGCACAGACACGTTTTACACCCAGATATGGATATATCTGCTGAAGATGCAGAAGTACAAGCAGTAGCAAACGCTGTGTGGACTGATGCTGTTAAAGCTGCTTGGGAAGATTTTCAAGACAGTCAAAATATTTAAGGATAAACTATTATGACAAGCACAATTAAAGTAGATACTATTAGTGAAAATACCAGTGCTAACGGTGTAGCCGTTGACGGTGTAACGTTAAAAGATGGCAACGTAGGTGCAACAGGCACAGCTACTAGTGTTGCAGGTATTCCGTTTTTTAGTGATACAACTAATGGTTCTATTTATACTCACGATGTATCAGGTACAGATAATACTGCACAACACAACACTGCTTATGGTATTGCGGCTTTAGACGCAATTACGACTGGCGACCACGTTACTGCTATTGGAAGTGAAGCTGGTTCAGCAAATACTACAGGATATTCAAATACCTTTATAGGTAGAGAAGCGGGTAAAGTTAATACAGAAGGTTATAATAATACTTTTGTTGGTAGAGGTGCTGGACAAGCAAATACTGACGCAGACAGTAATACATTTATTGGAGATGTTGCTGGTGGTGCAGTCACTACTGGTGGTGCAAACATTATGATTGGCCATCAAACTGGAGATGGTTTTGATACAGAAACAAATAACTTAGGTATAGGTAATGCAGCATTAGGTGGCTCAATAGCTGGTGGTGAATATAATATAGCCATAGGTAATGGGTCTTTAGACTCTTTAACTTCTGGTGATTACAATACAGTTTTGGGCTATCAAGCTGGAACAGCTTTAACGACTGGTGTTAGAAATGTTATTATAGGAAGTGCTGCAGGTGACGCTATTCAAACAGCATCAAGTAATGTAATTATTGGAGATGAAGCTGTTGGTGGCGGAGTATTAACAGCAGACCAAAATGTTGTAATTGGAAGAAACGCTGGTCACGATATGACATCTGGTGATAATAATGTTTTTGTTGGATTTGAAGCTGCCTCTAATCAGACAACAGCTTCAGCTAATCTTTTTGTAGGTTGGAAAGCTGGTGGTCTTGGAGTAATAACTGGTGGTACAAATGTAGGACTTGGCCCTCAATCACTTTATGATTTAACATCAGGAGCAAATAATATTGCTATAGGTTATAGAGCTGGATACAATTTAACAGTTGGTGAAGATAATATTATTATTGGAGAACAGGCTGGACTAGCATTAACAGATCAGTCTAGCAATACAATTATTGGTAGGCGAGCAGCAATGGCGGCAACAAGTGCTGCTGAAAATGTTATCATAGGTTCTGATGCTGTAAAAACTGGTGTCTTAACTGGAGATAGCAATGTTATTATAGGTCAAAATTCTGCAAATAATATGACTTCAGGCGGAGAGAATGTAATTATCGGTCACGATGCTGTAGCAAGTGGAGCAATGTCTGCTTTGTATAGTGTTATTATAGGTAAAGACGCTGGTAAAATGAAAACAAGTGGAAGTAGTTCTGTCTTTATAGGTTATCAAGCTGGAGAACAAGTAACGTCAGGCGGTGCTAATTTATTTATTGGAGCAAATGCTGGAGATGACCACGATACTGAAAGTAACAATTTAGGTATTGGTCAAGACTCATTAGGCGGATCAATAGCTGGAGGTGAATACAACGTAGCTGTTGGTAATGCTTCTTTAGATGCTTTGACTTCGGGTGATAAAAACACTGGTATCGGATATCAAGCACTTACAGATGTAACTACAGGTGGTGATAATACTACTGTTGGCTATAACTCTTTACCAAATGTATTAGCTGGAACAGATAATGTTGGACTTGGCCTTGATGCTGGTGCTAGTATAACTAGTGGTAGTGCAAATATTTGTATTGGTTCTGGTTCTGATGTTTCTTCTGCATCCCAAGATTTTGGTATTATAATTGGTTTTCAAATTGCAACAGTAGCTAACAGAGTTGCTATTGGAAAAGATGGTGGATTAATTTTTGCAGATTTTGCTTCAAGTGCTACTTGGACACAATCATCTGATGAAAGATTAAAAGATAGTATTACATCTACTGATCTGGGATTAGAGTTTGTCAATGAATTAAGACCAGTGACTTATAAATGGAAAGATACTACAACTGTTCCTGAAGAATTAACAAAACACAGAACAGAAACAAATGCTAAAGACACAGAAACTTTACAGTATGGTTTAATTGCACAAGAAGTTAAATTAGCTATGGATAAAGTTGGACACGATAAATTTACTGGTTGGGATTTAGATGAAGATGATACTCAATGCCTAAGAGAAGGGCAGTTTATTTACCCATTAATAAAAGCGGTACAAGAGTTATCCGCACAAGTAACAACTCTACAACAAGAACTAAACACTCTAAAAGGAGAATAATATGGCAGTAACTAAAACATGGGTATCAGCTAAACCTAAAACAAATGCTGATGGTAATGTAACAGAATGGTCAGTTGAGTATAAATATACTGATGGTGACTTTTCTCATACATTTAAAAAATCTGAAAAGATAGACGCACCATCAAAAGCACCAGGTGATTATACAAAAGCTGAACTGTTGGCACTTATGGATGAGGCACATTGGGATGATATGTTTGCAAAAAAACATAACGTATACAAGAACCCACCAGTAGCCGATACAGTTGACAATAGTTTTGACGTAAGCACATTGAACGACAGCTAGGTCTCCTATGGATATGGAACCAAAGACAGAAAGAGAACATATTATATCTCTTCAAGGGCACATTACAGGTGTTAAAAAGGATATTGCAGTTATTAAAGATAATCATCTAGCACACCTAGATGAAAAAATTACACACGTTCATGAGGACGTAGAAAAGTTGGGTGGCAAGATAGATAAGATCTATTGGGTTGTTCTTTCTACAGTGGGGGCTGTAGGCTTAATGGTAATCGAGACATTACTAGGTATGATGAATTAATGGCTAAAAAAACAAAAGCATATCAAGAGCATATACGAATACAAAAAGGAACTTCAATAGGTCGTAACCCTATTAAAAGCACTATGAATAAAAAAAAGAAAGCAAGTTTTAAGAAATATAGAGGACAAGGAAAGAGAAGATAATGGCAACTCAAGATATAGAACAAAGAAAGGTAACAGTAAAGTTACCAGATCAAGCCACAAAAGCACAAGGTGATGCTAGTAATGTGGCTGCTACTTTAAGGACTTCTGTTAATAAACCTACATTACCTCAAGGAACTGCAGTTGTTCCTGCGTTACAAAACGTTCAAGCAGGAGAAACAGTAACAACATCAGGAGTTACAGGTACAGTTGCAGCTGCTACACCAACAGCACCAACAGCACCAACAATAGCTACACCTGGTAGTGTAACATCAACTCAAATAGCTTCACAGCCAGCAGCTACAGCACAATCTTACACAGCTAAAACTACTGGTACTGCTACACCTCAAGCAGTTGCTGCACAACTTAGTGCACCTACACAAACTATGGCTGCTGCTACAGATTCATTAACATCTGATGCTACTGTAAAAGGGCAACTAGGTAAATTATCAACAGAAATTGAAACAGCGTTACAGTCTGGTGGGCAACTACCAGCATGGGCTAGAGGTGCATCTAAAGCTACTATGGCTGCACTTGCAAAACGTGGATTAAGTCAAAGTACTATGTTTGCTGAAGCTATGGCTGAAGGCATATTAAATGCAGCAACACCAATAGCTGCTGCAGATGCTGACTCCTATAAGCAAATGATATTTGCAAATTTAAATAATAGACAACAGGCAGCATTAACTAATGCAGATAACTTTTTTAAGTTAGACGTTGCTAATCTTAGTAATAATCAACAAACAAGATTACAAAATATTCAACTAAGACAGAATACTCTATTGTCTGATCAGGCTGCAGCTAATGCATCATTACAATTTAATGCAACAAATAAACAACAAACAGATCAGTTTTTTTCAAATCTTTCTAAAGAAATAAATCAAAGTAATTCTGAAAGAACAGATGCAATGAAACAGTTTACATCATCAGAACAAAATAAAGTAGCAGCAACAAATGCAAATAATACAATAGCAGTTAATGAGGCTAATGCACAAAGAGAGTCCGCAATTAATCAATTTAATGCTAGCATAAAAGATCAAAGACAAAGATTTAATGTAGAAAATCAAAGAGTCATAGACCAATCTAATGCTACATGGAGAAGAACTATTAACACTGCAAATACAGCAGCAACAAATGCAGCCAATCAAACTAATGCAGAAAATTTATTAAACCTTTCTAATTTTGCACTATCTACATTATGGCAAGAGTGGAGAGATGAAGCATCATGGGCAAACACAGCAGCAGAAAATGAGAGAAACAGACAGCATAATATAGCTATGGCAGCTATTAATAGAGCTAATATGTTTGATACAAATGATCAAACAGCAAAAAATGATTTCTTTAATTTCTTAGGCAAGTTTGCAATATCAATTTTATAGGAGAATATATGTTTGATAAAATAGGAAAATCACTTAAAAAATTTGTTAAGTCAGATATAGGAAAAATAGCTATAGGTGTAGGATCTACATTTTTATTGCCAGGAATAGGAGCAAGTGCTGCGGCAACAGGCACTAGTCTTGGAGGACAAATACTTGGAGGAGCTAAGTCTTTATTTAGTGTGGCTAAATCTAAAGCAGCAGGAGAAGGACTACTAGGATTAAAAGGTAAAATAGAAAGTGCACAAGGAATAATGGGAGCACTAGGTGGTGGTAGTGGTGGATCATCCTATGGTGGAGGATCTACTGGATATAGATCAACAGCATCTGAAGGATTAACAACATATTCACCAGAGGGTGCACAAACAGTAAATGCACCAGCAGCTGCAGATTATAGTGCATTTTTAAATGAATCTATATCCCTTTACAATTATGCAGAAAGTCAAGGAAGGAAAACATAATAATGGCAAACGGCAATGATAATTTTCCTGATATATTTGATAGACCAGTGCCAGGACAATCTTTAACAGATGAACCTCAAAACTATCCTTGGGAACATCCTGCACAGTTCTCTGATATTAGAGAAGCAAGAGATAGAATATTTGATAACTTAACAGAAGAAGAATCAGTACAGCAATTACTTACTATGCTATCTGCTGATGTACCAGCAGAGGCAATAGTTAGAACTATACTATTTGCTGGATTTACAGAAGGTAAATGGAGTGTAGACTCAGCTGTATTATTAGCACCTGTAGTTCTTATGCAGGTTGTAAGTATTGCAAAGGCAGCAGGTATAGAAAAATTTAGAATGCTAATGGACGAACAACCTGATGATACTTTTACTAAATCTATGTTAAGAGTATCAGAAGATACAGGAGTAAAAGGAGTTAAAAAGGCTGCACAAAAAATTAAAAAAGAAACTGCGCCTGCAACAGGATTAATGGGTAAACCAGAGGGAGAAAAATAATGTCAGCATTTTATGCATTTGGAAGTGGTATGTTAGAGCAATCTTTAGAAAATAAAAAAGCTGCTGCTGAAAGAAAGTTTGAATTAGTAAAACAAATAGCACCCTATGCTTTACAAAATATAGATGATCAAAGAAAATTACTAGAAAAAGAACAAAAAACAAAAGATGCACTTGGAAATGTTTATACACAGCAAGAACAAAATGTTTTATATTCTTTAAACCCTAATCTTTTATACTCAGCAAACCCATTAGAAGATGCTCAATCATTAGTTCAAACTTTTGGTTCAGATGAGGCTAGTGCTATGGCTGCATTAAACGCTGCTGCTGAATCTGCTGAGTTTGATTCTGGTACACAAGAAAAATTAGAAAACTACAAAAATATATATACTAATGATATAGCTGGACAATTAGGACTTGGACAAAGCACTATAGATCTTCAACTAGGACTAAGAGGAGGTCAGCAAGACGCACAAGAACCTGCACCTGATATGCAAACTGTAGAGGGTGAAGCAATGCCTATGGAACAGCCAGTAGATACATCACCTCCTATGGCAGACCTTGCTTTTGGCGGAGACAATACAGGTTTTATTGGCAGCACTGCAGCTGATATTGCAGAAATGGATTACGGGCAAGACACTATGAAACAAAATATAACATACTATAATTGGTTAAAAGTGCCTGTTGATTATAGGACAGGCGAAAAAGAATCCCAATTTAAAGGTGATGACTTTACAGCCGTACCTAGAAAAAATTATTATATTTTACAACAATCATTATTAGATGCTCAAGATCCTGCTGGTAATCAAAAAGCAATAACATCCGATATTAATCTTGAAATGACAGGTGGGACAACAGAAATTGATCCTACTATAAGGTCTCAGATAATGGATGTTATAGCATCAGGGGATCAAGAGCAAGCAAAACAATTAGTTGATTACTTTAATATGACACAAACACCTTATGCTGAGGAGTTTCCACAACTAAATACAATAGCACAAGGAGCATAAATGTCTGCACAAGATATTATAAATGCCTTAAATAAAAAAAAGGCTGAAGCTGCTGGTATAAATTTTGATGATGATCAAGATTCAAATCCACTTCTTAAGAGAAGAACTATTGAAGAAATGGATGTTACTAATTTTACCAAAGCTCAGGCTGTTGGTTTTGCGGCAAAACTTGGTGCTACAGATACCATAAGAGGTGCATCACAGCTTACAGGAATTGGAGAAGAAGAGACTAAAAAAGAACAGTTGATGTTAAATCAACTAATGAAAAATAAAGAGTATGGTGGTTATGTAACTGCTGCATACTTTGGCGGATTAATAGCAGATCCTGCTGGTTGGGTAATACCTTTTGCAAAAGCAAGAAGTATATACAAGATGGCTAAATATGGACTTATTACTGGTGGTATAGCTGGTGCAACTGGATATGTAGATGAAGACATGGATAGTTTGATTGGTGAAGGTAAAATGACCAGGACTGAACAGACTATGATCGGTATAGTTGGTGGTGGTACAATTGCACCACTTGCAGGTGGAGTTGGTAATGTTGTAAACAAAATGAGAGGCAGACCAGTAGTTCCTCTTAGAGAAAAAATTATACCAGAAAATGTAAAACCTGTAGAGATACTTACTAAGAGTGCTGATGATGTTGCTGATGCAGCAGCTAAAAGACCTACCATTACAAACGATGAATTAGAAGGTGTTGCAGATTTAAAGTTAACACGAGGTGCAGATGGTAAAATTAAGAGTGCAAAAAAATTAGTAGATGGTAAGGACTTTAATGTAAAACAAAAAGAAAGTAAAGCACTTGGTCCAGTTCGTCAATTTTTTAATCAAATGAAATATGGCGATGCTAATTTTATTAGTAGGGCTGTTATGCAAAATCCTACTGGGCCACTTGGTGGTGTTGTAGGAGGTGTCTATGGATACGAAAATTGGGGAGAGTACGAAGACGATACCAATATAATGAAAAAATTAACTGGTGCGTTATTAGGTGCATCGCTTGGTGCATTTGCAGGGGTTGGAGTAAAAAGTATACCACTAGGACTTAGAAAAGATTCTGATACAGTTGGTGAGGTATTTGCTCGTAATTTTAGAGACAGATATGGTTTAAAAGATCAGCAACAATATAAAGATGCACTAACTAGATTTAGATCTGACCAAGGTAATTTTTATGGAAGGTTAGGTAACGCACAAGAAGTAGCAGCTAAACTATCTCCTGAAGATAATAAAATTTTATACAGAATGTTAACTGGAGAAATAGATCCAGTATCTCCAAAAGATGTAAGTCTTGTAAAATCTATGGAAGGTTTAACAGAAGATCAACAGCTATTAAAGTTAAAAGGCCTAAGAGAATTACAAAAAGAAGTTAGAGCTGGCATTACAGAATTAGGCCAACAAATGGTAGATGATGGATTACTAGATGTTAGAACTTTTAGAGAAAATATTGATACTTATTTACATAGAAAATATGTACAGTATGAAGATATTGCAGATAGATTTATAACAGATGATAAAAAACGTGCAGCTTTTACAAAAGGATTTAGAGATGCCTTTTCTGAACTAAGAACAAATGCAGATGAATTAAAACCTCGTGGAATATTAAGAGAAATAAAAGCAGAAGACTGGGTTAAAGACTATAAAAATGTTTCTTCACAGCAGCATCTTAAAACCATGGGTAAAAAAATGGGATTTGATGATATTGCATCTGCAAGAAAAATAGACATGGTTATTGGTAAAGAGGAAATGCATAAAGGCTGGGAGTTGTTTGGACCTGGAGTTGTTAATTTAAGAAAAATTAAAGGTAAGTATTATAAAATACTTGATGATGGAACTAAAGAGTTAGTTAAAGCAAACTCTAAAGGCGAACAAGTTATAAAAATTAGATGGCAATTATCTAAAGCACAAAGATTAGCACTAGGTGAAATAGAAGATGCATCTGTAGCAATATTTGAAACAGGCAGATTAATGTCTGGAGATTTATCTATAAATAAATTTTATAAAAAAATTGGTGAAGAAGGTATTGCTTCATCTAAATCAGATCTTATAGCAAAAAGTGGCCTAACAAATAAACAAGTAGATAGATCGTATACAATGATTCCTGATACTGAAATAGGAGATACAGGAATAAAAGCATATGGAAGTGCTGCTGGTAAATATGTTCCAAATGCAGTAGCATACGACCTTCAGCAGTTTAATAGGTATAGAAATTTTTTTGGTGGTAAACAAGATTCTCCAATAGCTGGTTTTGGTGCAACAAAAGTTGGCAAGGGTATATCAGAAAGTTTTCCTGCACTAACAAGAGGGTACACAAATATGCAACAACTTTGGAAAAAAACAAAAACAGCATATAATCCTGCCGTACATACAAATAATATTATGTCTAATATGGTTTTATTTGATCTTGCAATAAAAGGCGATGTGTATGGTGTAAAAAATATGGGCCAATATCATGCTAAGTATTTAAGAGAAGCATTTGAATCTATAAAAAATAAAGATGGGTTTTATAAACTTGCAGAACGACAAGGTCTTTTTAGTTCAGATTTTTTAAGACAAGAAACTTCAGAATTAAATGATTATATAACTAAAATTTATGATGATGCATTTAAAAATGGAGAGGATTTAGATGGTATAGCTGGACGAATGATGAACGGTATAGCAAAAACCAAAGGTTCTGTAGATTTTATAGCTAAATTTCCTAAAGCAGCAGAGCAAATATATAGAAAAGAAGATCACATATTTAGACTTGCTATAATGAAACAACGTTTAGATTTAGGTTTAGATGCAAAAGCTGTAGGTGGTGTAGTTGAAGGTGGCCTTGAAATGCAAAGAGCAGCCAATAAAGCACTAACTAATTTTGAAAAGACTGCACTTAGAAATGTTATGAATGGTACCATTACTAATGTAGATAGCCCTGAATTAAAATATGTTAGAGATATTCTTGACCATGCAACACAACAAGGCACTAAATGGTTTATTGATTATGACATACAAGCACCAGCAATAAATTTATTGAGAGCATCTGCACTACCATTTTTAGCATATACATATAGAGTTGTTCCTTTACTTGCAGAAGCATCATTAACACAGCCTGCAAAATTTGCAAAATGGGCAGCACTTGGTTATGGCTTAAATCAAATTGGTACAACATTAGGTAAAGGTGATACTGAAAAAGAAAGAAACCTAATGTCTAAAGACGATCAGCAAAGAGTTTTTTCACTTCCTTTCTTACCGCACAGAATGGTTAAAGTGCCTGTAAATGTGGGTGGTAATCCAACGTATATAGATATAACTAGATGGACACCTGGAGGAGATGTATTTGAATTAAGGCAAGGAGAAGGGCAATGGCCATTTTTACCAACACCTCTTCAGCCATCATTTGGTGGAGTGGGCGCAATAGCTTTTGGTATGGCAGGATATGATCCCTATACTGCACAGCCTGTTGCTGGTTTAGGTGCGCCTGGATGGTTTGATGCAACAACTAAATTAAAAAGTATAGCATACCAGTTTATTCCAAATATAGCAGTTATGCCTGGAACATATGCACATAAAAAAGTGGTAAGGACTATTAGAGAAGGTGGTACAAGATTTCAAGATGACTTAACTCCTATGCAGGCTCTTTTAGATACTTTAGGTGTTAAATTAAAGCCAGCAGATTTGAAAACATTAGAGTTTAGAAAGCAAGCTGAACTAAGAAGACAGCTTGATTCATTACAAGAAACATCATCACAGTTATATTTAAAATTACAAAAAAAAGAATCTATAGGATTTGATGAAAAAAGTTATTATAAAGAAATAGAAAAAATTGATAAAGAAAGAACTAAACTTCTTAAAGAATATAGTAGTATATTTAGTAAATCATTTGGTGATAAAAAAGATGACCCAATTAAAAATGGAGTTTGGCCTAATCTTACAAAAGAACAAATAGAACAAATGAATTTAGATATATACAAATTTATAGAAGAAAATAATATGGGAGAAATAAGTGGAGCCACGCAATAGTACAGAATATATAGTAATACACTGTGCAGCTACAAAAGCTAGCATGGATATAGGATTAACAGAGATTAGAAAATGGCACGTTCAGGATAATGGATGGCGTGACGTTGGATATCATTACATAATTAGAAGAAATGGAGAGGTGGAACTTGGTCGTAGCAATAGGGATACTGGCGCACATGCAGCAGGATACAATCATAAGAGTGTTTCTGTGTGCATGGTGGGTGGAATGGCTGAAGATAATTCTGCTGAAAATAATTTTACTGCACAACAATGGACAGCTCTTTTAGATTTAGTTAAACAATTAAAAGCAGACTATCCAGATGCAGATGTTATAGGGCATAATGAGATAAGCGAAAAAAAATGCCCATCATTTGATGTGCAAAAATGGAAAGGGGATAACTTATAATGAATCCTTTATTATTAATTAAACCACTACTTGGATTAGGAGGAGGTATACTTGGTAATCCAATTACAAAACTTATCACTGAAAAAACTGTTGGGGCTATAAGCCACAAGCTAGAGAAGGATAAGATAATTAAAGCTAAAGAGATAGAAGCTGCAAGAGATGTAGATGTAGCTAAGATTGGAGTACAATTAGAACAGGTACGACAAACACAGAACTCATGGAAAGACGAATGGTTAACCCTCACGTTTTCAGGAATTTTTATTTGTCATTTTATTGGACCACTACAGCCTCACATGAATAGAGGATGGGAGATTCTGGCTCAAGCTAATGACTATTATTGGGTTATTATACTTACAATAGTTGGTGGATCATTTGGAGTATCAACACTAAAGAAATTTAAGAAATGATTTGGGTGCTAACAGTAATGATGTGGTATGAAGGCGAACAAACTAGAAATACATATCTTCAAGATATACAATTTATTTCTGAAGATGCTTGTCAACAGCATTTGTTTGATAATAAAGTAATGCTAGTTGATAATTTATTAAAAAAATTTAGAAATGTAGATGGAATGAATATGAAATCATTTGAATATTTTTGTGAAGGTAAACCTGTTGAATTGGATGAGGTATGAAAATAAGTGAAAACACCTCTATCTCAATGCCAGCTCGTAATCTTATCTCTATTATTGGCACTATTCTTGTGGGTGCTTGGTTCGGGTTTGGAGTCATTGAGCGACTTAATATTATAGAAACAGAATTGCAGTTAATTAGTAAAGACTTAGATGCTGCCAATGAGTTTATTGATGGTGTACCTAAAGGTGATATGGTATCCCCACAGATACAAGAACTTTTTATGTTGGTTGAATTTATTTCAAAAAACCAAGATAAACTAAAGAAACAGATGGAACAAGAAATACCTATGATACAGAAGAATGATATGACTATACAGTTTCATGAAGAAAGATTAATTAACTTAGAAGAAAGAAACGGAACTCACTAATGATAGAGATGGTTTTTGCAATGATGATGATAAAAGACGGTAACAAAGTCTTAGAGTATGTACCTACTGGGGGCATGAGTGATTGCCTGCAGCAAAAACGTGTTGTTTCCAGGCAGATTGGAGAAGAACAAGAAGGTATATATGTTCAATGTAAGGAACTAAAAGTAGAATTAGAAAATGACATGGGTCGATTAAGAATCGTAAGAATTATAGAGGAGTAAAATTATATGGTAGACACATTAGCACCAAAAAGAGTATTTACACAGAGAGAATTAGATAGAAGTTTAACCCCTTCTCCAGTGGCTGCAGCAGCTATGCAGCCTGATAAGAACGTTATGGGCATGGTTCCAGATCAAAAAATGCCAGCAGATCTAATAGGTCAGCAGTCAGATTTTTTAATTAATCCAGACATTGTAATGGCAGGTATGCAAGAGAATCAAGCTCCTGGAACTACAGAGAGAGAACAAACTATTAGATCTTCAGAAGAAATAACTGCTGATAAACAAACTGGAGAAAGAGCAGGTAGGCAAACTACTCAAGGATTAGCAGCAAGACCAGGAAATCCTGCACCAAGACCAGGAAATCCTGCACCAGTTAGTGCGGGCATAATGTATGCAAGTACTGGTGCTCAAGATGTTCAAATAGATAGACCTCTTGTAGTTGGTGAAAGAGGCCCAGAAATGATTGTGCCTACAGGTAAAAATAAATTTACAGTTTTATCTACTGCTGATTTAAAAGGACTAATGGCTAGGGTAGATTTAGGCCCTAAACTTACAGATGATGAAGAGATGCAGCAAAGAGAAAACTATTTTAATTTAGGTAGAGATAATTTTCTTTCTTTAGATCAATATTTAGGAAGCTCTCAAGCGTTTAGTGACGCTCAAGACTAGCCAACATCTTTAATTTTATAAGGATCTGTATTTAAATTAGGCACTTTGTCCCCTTGCTCTCCAGCCAATATGCTTTCAAGATTTTTATGTAGATAGGTTATAGCTGCACCAACTATAGAATCTTTAGTTAGTGTTTCTGCTATCTCTTTAAAGCTACATCCATATTGCAATAATAAAGATGTCATCTTTCCAGATGCTCTTAGTTCTCTATCTAAAGTAGACTCAGTTGGTCTTACCTTAATCCATACAGCCATTGGGCTTATGCCTGTTGCTGACATAGAATAGTCTACTATAGCTAACACTCTCCTGTCATCAATCTTCATTCTAACAGTTATACTTCTCATTCTCATTGGGACTTCAGCTCTTGCCACGTTACTCATTATATCCTTTCTATTAATCTTTTAATATCGTCATTTAATTTTTGACTTGTTTCAATGCAGTGTTTGATGACACTAGCCAGTAGGTTAGCATAGAATACTTCATTTATATCTTCCAAACTATCTTTAATTTTAGCTGGCTGTATGTAGTCTAGATGTATTGCTATCTGACTAGTGTCAGTCAAAGACACTTTCATGTTAAATAATTCTGAATTATTTTTTTGCATCGCTAGGTTTCGCTACAAAGTCTGCACCTATCTTTGGATCAAGCTCTTTTAATCCTCTTGATAGTACTTCAATACCCTGTACTACTTCTCCATATGGTCTTGTAAATAGGTAGCGAAGTATGCTTTGCACTTGTGATCCAGATATAATATACTGTGTATCTGTAATCTGTTGCTCTTGTTGTTTTTCTGCCATTTTATTAGCCTTTCTTAAAATTTTTCTTTCATAGATGCTCAAATATAAACATATCTGAGTCTTTTAATACCAACACCCCAGCCAAGATAACATTTGATTGTATGCTTAGATATGGGCGTTTAAACGCTATTTGCTATGTTTCAGTCATCTGGATACTCCTTTTGTTGCTTTTCTACATCTTGTTCTAAAACTTCTACGATTAATCTTCTCAAGTACCATTCTGCCTTCTCTAAATCTTGAACGGGCTGTCCTTTGTACTTGTATCTTGACATGTATTTCATACATGCACCTTTAAGATAACCATGAAACTCTTCAGTGGTCATTGACTCTTTGATTAGATCAATAGTCTCAGTCTTTGACTGACGATAATGTTTAGGAAAGTTAACTACGTCTTCCATATCTTTTCTTTACCTCCTGTATGTTTACAGTTTCGATATCGTACTCTCCACCTTTTACATTACGTTTAACTATAAGGCCACTCCACCATAGTCTCTGTGTGTTATATGCGTATGCTTCTCTGTGTGTCAAGTAGCAGCCTGCAGATAATCCCATAATTTTTTTACCAGATGGTTTAGATGCAATAGCATAATCTAATAAATGTGAATGTCCAACAGTAGATGATACTTTGTTTTTATTTACTAGAGCTCTAGCCATATTCTCTCCAGATATAGCTGTACCCATAACACCACTAGGAAAATTATGTGAGTAGTATACTCCATCAATTACAGCAGGATATCTATAGTCATATGTGTGCCATCCATACTCTGGATACTTTAGATCATCTATAGTCATGTGCCCTTCAAGTTCTGGATTATCTTCTACCATACGAAGTATACGATCTTCATGATTGCCCAATAGCATGTGCATCTCTGCATCATGTTTGCCAATACCATCATTAAACTTTTGTAGTGCATCATGTGCATGCTCTATATCTTTCTTATATCTTCTACCTTCAAATGATTTTTTCTTTTTATCATAGCTGGACATAGAATCCATACTTGCAAAGTCTCCCATACAGATTACTTTATCTACTTTTAAATCTTTAGCCATTCTACCTGCCCAGGTAAATCTTTCATTACTAGCATGAGGTGTACAATGGGGGTCTCCTATTACTAAGTGAGTTGTCATTAGTTTAAGTCTCCTTTTTTCCAGGTGAAAAGATCTACAACATTATCTTCTCCATTTTGTTTTTTATTTTCTTCTACATCATCTTCGTAAAAGCCTTGCATACCTTCTTCATATATTAGTTCTGGATTAGCTCTTACAAATTTAACTATACCTTTTGCTATATAAGAACAAACATCTCTGTCTGCTGGACCTTTTGGATCTATAACACCACAAGTAAATCCCTTTTCATGTGGGCTTATAATAACAGATACTGATTGAAATATATCTATTGGGCTATCAAAACTATCCATTATACTAACCCCATCAATTCATCAATACCTTTTACTTCTTCATCATCTATAGACTTGCCTTCTTTCAATAGCTTTTGCTTTTTATAATTAAGCATAGCTATTGTTTCTTCTACTTCTTTGTCTTGCTCTTCTTTCATAAGCTCTATGTCTTCATCAGTAAGACCATTTGGAAATGTAATCATATTATTCTCCTTTAGTTTTTTCTTTTATTATATTTAAAAATGACACACAGTCAAGTACGATAAGTGGTTTTCTGCCATTCATCTTTAGAACAATAGCAGGCTCTAAGTCTGCATTAGAAACAGATTGATCGTAAGCATCATACAATCCTTTCCATGTTTCTTTATTTTTACATTCAATAGAGAATGGAAAAAGTTTTTGGGCATCTTTAGATAGTTTAACATCAACACCAGACTCACCCATGATAGCGCACCAGATGTCTTCATCTTTTTTTAAGCTAGGGAACGCACCAAGTAGTGCGTCCCTAACCCAGTTTTGTAGCCTTCGCCCCTTGGCTTTTCTACTGCGTACACTAGTAGCCATCGTCCTCTACCCTAGGATTCTCAACTTTAGTGTACCAAACCCATTTAGGGTTTTTACCTTGCGACTGCTGTTGTGGTAACAGTTGCAAGTCTTCTCCCCAACAAGGATACTTGTAAGGGCAGAAACCGCATGTGCTATTCAATACTCTATTGCCTGTCTTTTGTTTTCTAAAGTATTCTTCTTCATCTGTGTAGCACCTTTTAAATTTTTTATTTTTGTTTAAGGCTATGACATTTTCTTTAGCTGTTGCCAATGCTCTATCTTTATATTCATCGTCTGCAAGTGGAGTCTCTGTCACTGCCCACTCACCTGTAGATTTATTTATAACTATCCATCCTCCAAATGGTTTGTTAGCTCCCTCTGCGTATACATACCCTTGTGTTGTATACCCAAATATATCATCTGTGGCTACTGTAACGAAACCGCCATTGTCACCAAACTTATTAGTAAACGACCAAGGCGATGCACTTTTAATATCCCACACTTTATCACTAATCTCCACATCAAGTGCTCCATTAATTTCAACATCTTTAGTAACTCCATATTTTATTTTCTTTTGTTCTGCTTGTATTTCTATACCTGCAGCTTTCATAACTATGATTGCAAGTTGTTCTACTAAATCACCAAACATGTTTCGCATCTTTGCATTATATGGTTGGCCTTCTCCCTTTACACCTTTTTTTTCCATCTGTAGTTGGCATAAAGGTCGTCCGATGTTTGATGCTCTAAGACCAAACTCTTTTTTTCTTTGGTCAGTGAACTGCTTTCTGAATGATTCCTTACAAGCCTCACCAAACTGATCAATCAAATCATCGGATACCTCTACCGCATCTTTTGATGCAGCTTCCAAAAACACCCTAACTTTTTCTAGGATGTCTTGGCTCATGACGATAGAACTTCGATAGGATCATCCTCGAACTCTGCGTCTACGACTTCTGCCTTAGTAGCTTTTACACTAATAGGCTCCGCCTTTTTAGCCTGTCTCCATAGCTCTACTATCTCCTCGTTCTCTGTGTTAATAGTTTCTTGAAAACTAAGAAGTGTTTCTTTCTCTGCGTCTGTGAAAGAGACTTCGTCTTTATCTACAGTAATGTCGGAAACATAAAACACATTACTTCCAGCCTTTTTCTTTTTTGTTTTTAGCGTAAGTGTATGATTAAACATTACCTTACCTCTTCGTCTAAGGCTTTCGATTGCTTCACCAACAGGTTTAAAATTACTGCCAGTCACTTTCCAAAGTACAGGTAGATTAGTAACATGTGCTTCTGCCCCACCTGGTAATACACCATCAAATGATACTAGACCATAAATTAATCTATAACACTTAACAGCCTTTTGCTTGGTTCTTTCTTCTTCAGAAAGATTAGCAAGTTCTTTTGCTGGTATCTTTCCACAACGAACACCACCTTTAGCATCTATAGCCTCATCCTTCCAGGATTTAAATATAATACTACGATTGCTGTATTCGTTTTTATCTGCGTCATACTTCATGTACTGATACGCATTGATGAATGGTCTGAATGTAACAGGCTTACCATAGGCTAGGCTATCCAGCTCTGGAACATATACTCCATAAGAACCAACGGGAACTTCTGCACCATCATCATTTTCTGGAAATCTATTTATGGATAACTTCGGTAAGAAGTTACCAGTGGACGACTTCTCTTGTCCTATCATAGACATTATCTGCTCATTAGATAAATTATCTATGTTACTTATTTCATTGTTTGTCATACGACCTCCTTGATTATTAATTATATATCTCTTATCTCTTCAATCACCATAAGATTTTCTTTAGCTGTAGCTATCTTTGCTATTAACTTATCTACCTCATCGATGTGTTGAGGATGCTCTCCAATACCAACAGATTTATTTAGATAAATCTCTAGAGTTGCCTTTGCTTCTGATATTTGTGCATTATAGCGATCTATTAATGCGTCTAAGATTCTTGACATAATACTACTCCTTATCATGTTTTTGATTAAAAGTCAACATAAATTTACAAAATAACTTTATTTATTTTTATAGGTATTTCCTGCATTTCTAGCCAGTTAGGGCCAACCTTTAGCTCTGTGTCTAAAGGAACATTAAATTCTACATTGTAAAACTCATATAGGGATTCGATAACATCTTTAGTTGCCCTGTCTAAAATTTTTGTCATTGTCTGTATCTCATCTGGATGCCCATCAACAACTATAGAATCATGAACTGTATTTATAAGTAAGCTCTTTACACCTTTCTCTTTCATCATTTTGTATGCATTAATACAAGCGATAGGTACTATGTCTGCAGTTGCAAATCCTTGAACGGGATAGTTTTTTATCTGTGTTGAATAGCTTGACCCACCCCATGCCTGCCTTTGTGCGTAAGGAAAAGCGTACTCACGACCTGATGGCAGCTTAACTTTTTTATACTGTATTGCATCGCTCTGTAAATTTTCATGCCACTTAGCTATATCTTTATACTTTTCAAGAAATGCTTTGTAATATCTTTTCTCATCATCACTACCAGACATGCCACCATATAAAGGTTTAAATGTATGTGCCTTTGCATCTTGTCTAGATACTCCAATAGTGTCTGCAGTAAATTGATGTACATCAATTCCATCGTCTATGTCTTTCATTCCTTGCTCATCTTGTGCCAAGAAAACAGCAGTTCTAAACTCTAGCTGTGAAAAATCTATTTCCATAATTTTACCACCATCAAATCTAGAAGTTATAACTTTACGAATAGGAAAAGTATTACCCCTTGGTTGATTCTGAAAGTTTGGATCACGACTAGATAGTCTTGCTGTTGCTGTAACACACTGCATAAATTTAGGATGTAGTATACTATCTTCATTTACATGATCTCTTATGCCATTCACAAATGTATTTAAGTATGTGTCTATAGCATTGTACCTTATAATTAAATCAACAAACTCTTTCATGTCTCCCTTTGCACGCATAGATAATTTTCTTAGTGTGTCTCTGTCTGTTTTAAATCCTCCTTCTGCAACTTCTGATACACCAATAGGAAACTGGCTGAACCCTGCAGTCCTATTTAGTTCTAAATATATAGCACCTTCTCCACTACATTCAGAACATTTTGATAGGTTTTTGTATGGGTCTCCGTTTACTTTAAATCTTCTAACAAAACCTTTTCCGTCACAATGCCTGCACTGAATAGCCTGTGTTCTTTTAATAACCTCAGTGTTAGCTATAACCATATCCCTAAATCTGGACTTAGATAAAGTAGGTCTGCGTTTCTTTTTCTTAGTAAACTTATCTATGCCTATGTTAAAAAGATCTACCCACTTTTTTTTGTCTGTGACTTTTCTAGAATAGATCAACCAAGATAGTTGCTCTGTGCTAGCAGGATTGATAGGAGTATCCCCCATCTTTTCATATATAATTTTTTTTATCTCCTGTGCTAGTCTGCCAAACTCTTCTTTAAACTCTTGCTCCACTGCATTTAATGCATTTAGATCAATGTTTATACCATTCATCTCCATGTCTGCAAGAACTGGTAAAAACTCGTTCATCATTTTAACTGACTTTAACAGCGGCTTGTTATCTTGTTTTTTAAAGTCAACAATCTGGGCATCAAACAAAGCTCTAGTAGAGATAACATCTTGCCTACCATACTCTTCAATAATGTTTACTGGTATATCTTCAAAAGATATTTTTCGTTTCATGTAGTCATCAACTGCATCTGACTTCTGTGATATGCTTCTGCGTTTACATATGTCCTTCAAAGACAATGGCTTACGAAGCCCACGCAAAAGAATGTACTCCCCTATCATTGTGTCATACAATCTACCACTGTATTTAAAGCCAGACTCCAAAAGCCATACTAAATCAAATTTAATATTGTGCCCTACAAGTAATGTGGTCTTGTCTAGTATATCTTGAACAGCTTTGTGATTAGACTGTATATCAAAATTTTTATGATTGTGATTAAAGAAATAATAATCATCATTTACTCCGATACTAACAAGACAGTTTTCTGGGTTAAAAGGTAGTGGATCTACCTTACCATCAATTACTTTAAAGCTGGTCTCTACATCTAATACTGTAATCATACTCTATACCTTGATAGTTGTGGTTCAATGTTACAAGTTATCTCTCCGTGATATCCTGATATCTTATTCTTACTTATACACATAACTCTAGTTGTGTCTAAAGAATCTAGTGTGCCATGCTTACCAATACCTATAATTAAATCTGCCTCTGCAGCTTTACCTGTCTTTGAGTTTTCCATCATGTCAAAAGATATTCTAGTCTTACCATGTGCATCTGCTGATGCTTGTGATATTGCTATCACGCAACACTCGTGCCGTTTAGCTATCTCTCTTGCTCCTGTGTATACAGCTCTTAGTTTTTCATCTGTCCTACTAAAGTTGCCAGACATATTAACTTTATCTAACTGGTCAATGATAAGAATATCGGGCTTGTGATGCTTACAAAAACTATCGACATCGTCAATAGTCCAATCAACAGTATCCAAAAGTTTAACATTATTTTTTATCTCCTTCCATTTTTCTTTTGCTAAATCCATATTGTCTATGATCTCATCTCTAGTCATACCTGTGTGTGCATTTATAACTCTCATCTGTGTTCTCACTGCAGGCTCTTCGTTTATTAACGCACAAACTTTTGCACCTTGTGATGCAAAACCCTGCAAGCCACCAACAAGATTAACCCAGAATGCAGTCTTGCCAGACTCTGGTCTTGCAAATACAATAACTAAATTACCTGGACCAACTCCTGGAACTTGCTCATGTAAACTTGGTAAATTAAATTCAAACTTAGTTTGTATATCAAGTGAGTCTATCAACTCTGGTATGTCCTCTGTGACTGCCTCATGCTCGTCCGTGTCTTCGTCTGTGTTATCTAGTAACTGTTTGATTTCATTAAATGATTTGTCTTGCCCATTGAATATATCTGTAGCTATAACTGCAACTTTATGTGCTAAGTTTCTTTTGTATACTGCCTCGATAATATCAGATGCAACTGCTTCGTTTGGCTCTGTCTCTTTTTTTATTTCTTGTACTAAAGTTTCAAAGTTTAATTTAGCGGCTCGTGTAAGTGCAGGATTATATTTCTCTGTGTGTAAATCTATCAGCTCATCTATTGTAAGATCATCTTCATAGTCTTTGTGTGCTTTTTCTATAGTTGTAAAAAAATTACCAAGGCCATTGCTAAATGTTGTCTTTGTGACTTTGCTTTTATTCTTTTCGTAAAAATTTTTCTTAAGTAGTAGCTTTATTAACTGTCGTTCTTGCATAGTATCTCTCGTATCTCATCTGGTTTAAAATATTTTAAGTCATCTTCTAACATGACCACGCTTGCCTTTGATGTATATCCTAATTCTCTCGCTATGTCAAATGCTTTTGATGTTGCGTCTCTGTCTAAAGCAACAATAATATTATCAAATTTATTTTGTAGTATACTTATGTATTCTGTTGGTAAACTTGTACCCATCAAGGCGACACCTGCATAATCATTTGATACTGCACAAGCTGATGCGCAGTCTTCTACGACTACTGCAGTGTCGCCACTACCACATATGAAAGGATAACTTCTACTACCATACACATACCATTTTGGAAGTACAGCAGAGTTTAATGATCTGCCAACACCGCCAATAATTTTATCCTTGTCATTGTGTATCATAAACACAACACGATCTCTTGCAGGATCATATCTAACATCCACCTTACCTCTTGTGAATGCAGTCATACAATTGTTGCGTTCTAAATAGTTTATACACCTGTCACTTGAATGTGCAGATGTAAAATTTTTTGGTGTGATAAAGTTTGCGTCTGTGTCTTTGTGATAAATATAATGCTCTATATCGTGCATAGTTTTCTCTGTGTGAAATGCACCTTTGGCATCACAAGATGCAGAAAAACAATACCATAATACTTTTGAATCTTCTTTGCTGATTGAGAATGTATTGTTACGCATACAAAAAGGGCAGTCCATTCTTATAGACTGCCCTTCATCTAAACTTAAATTTTTAATAACTTCTATCTGGTCTGTGTAATTCATGCAAATCCTATAACATATTTTTTTTATTCTGTCAATGATAAAGTGGGTGGGGGTGTCCGTAGGCCGCAATGTTTAAACGGCTTTTGAGTACTCAGACCTGCACCCCCATAAAGTGGGAGCAGGAACGACCAACCTGCTCCCTGATACGAACACTACCTCTCTAGCTAGCTTTGGGTTTTACCATTTGTTCATATCAAACTTGTATCGGGTACATGTCGTAAGATATACTTTCTATTACGTCCCATGATATACCCAGAGTAGCATCGTGTTTGTCTTTGACTGCATGTAAAACTTTTCTGCAGTCTGCGTCTGTTAGGTCTGGTCTTAGTTGCCTAACATCTTCTGTATTCCAACAAACAAATATTGTATCATCTGTGTCATGCTTTGTCCAGTCTAGTTCATTGTAAGGTTTGGTCATTGTAGTCCTCCTCTAGTTCTGTTATAAAATCATCAACAACTTGTGCGACTGAATCTGGTAAGTCCGCAACAAGTTCGTT